ATACTCTGTAAAGCCATGATCCTTTCGTGTGACGTCAAACACACCCCAACCTATTTCACCGGAAGCGTTAGTGGTTTCTATTACTAATTCACCTTTATTATCAACGTCTACATAAAAGTCTCTAATCATCCCCATAGACAGCATCACCCTGCCATTTATATAGTTTGCAAAGGTGTTCTTGCCGGATTGTTTTTTGCCGGATATTCCTAGAATTCTCATCAGAAAGTTCCCTCGACTTGGTTTAAAATTTTGGACTCAATATCTTCTATGGACATGGCACCCACATCCTTCCTAGTTAAACGAGGAAAACGTAAGCTAAACAGCCTGCCTAGTCTTCGTTGTATCTCGGTCTTTGACTCCCTGCCAGCCTGATCATTGTCAGTTAATACAACAAGAGTTGTCACACCGCTGCGCTCAAGCTTTATCTGCTGTTGTGCGCTCAATGACTTACCAAATATACTAACTGCGTTCACTACGCCTGCTTCAAATAGTTTCCAAACATCACCCTGACCTTCCGTTATGAACAGACAGGATTTTTGTTTTCCAGTTTCTATAGCCCTGTGGTAGTTATACAAGAAGTTTCTCTTGTCAAAACCCTTTGTAAACAAAAACTTGGGCTTTCTATAGTCTCTTGTTGTCCTTCCTATCTGGGCTATAACTTTAGATCCATCATCGTTATGAATAGGTATGACAGCTCTGTATACCATAGATGAACCTTTGTCAATACAATCGCCTACCTCAAAGTGTAGAAGTGTCTCATCTTTGTATCCCCTATCAGAGAAGTATTCTGATGGGTGGATAACACGGGAACAGGAATCAACACTAGACGGCTCGTCGGGTTGATCGCTAAGCTCACTGAATATATCAACCATCTTAACAAAATCACTAGGCTCCTCCACTTGAACTTTATTAACTTTGACATCTTTACTGTTTATGTTTAGTATCTTGCAAGACCAAAGTAACGCTTCCTTGAAACCGACTTCCCTATCTGCCTCCATTGACAACACGCCCCTTATGAGGCCAAATATATCATTATCAAAGTGCTGTTGACAATCTCTAGTCCAACATCGCCATATCTGTTTGTCTAACGAAAGGGAAAACGCCCTATTGTTATCGCTACCCTCGTGAGTAGGACACGTTGAATAAACGTTGTCCCCTATGATTTCATAAGTCATACCTAGGTTTCCGAGGACAAGCTCTATGTCCTCAAATAACATACTCTTAATCTTCTTTAAGTCCATTAGACTCCAACTCTTCTAGTGCTTCTCCATCAATCAAACCAACGTCGCCTTGGGGTTGTAGCTTAAACTCGTTTCTGGTCTTTAGCTCAGAAAGTTTAAAGTATTCCCCTTGCAAATTCATATTGATGTAGTCCCCGTCGTCTAAGCCCGCCCCATGGCGGGAGACAATTGGAACTAGTTTTCTATTCCCGGCTTTAGGCCCATCTTCAGCAAGTTCCTCTGGTGATTTTTTCTTGAATATACTGAAAGAAGTACACAGCCAGATCAACCTGTCGGAACCACTCACTGTGTCTGTGCTTTCCCTAGTGATACCATCTCTATTAAGCTGAACAAAGGATAGGCATGGGAAGTCGTACTTTACACATAGGTTGTGTAGGGCGGTTATCTGAAAACCCAAAGCCTGATATTCCTGTATGTTGTTTGTGATAGAGTTGGAAGACATGAGTTTCAGGTAATCATATATAACAACGCAGTCTTTCGTGTTGCCATATTCATCCTGACCTACATCCTGCATGAGCCAGCGTTTGATTATATTTACTATCTGTTCAAACGGTCTCCCCGCAACTGAAGTGTAGCTGTAAGGTATTGACTCTATTAGATTTACAGCATCTTCTATTTTCTCTAGCTTATTATCATCGTCTGCAAATTTGCCGGTGGAAACATCCCCCACGGGAACCCCACTGAGGTTGGATATAATCCTGTTAAGGTGATCTTCTTTGGACATCTCTGTGTCCAGCATTAGCACGGGCACGCCTTGTTTTGCGACATTGATAGCCACATTGTCTGCAAAAACACTCTTACCAACCTTGGGTCTTGCGGAAACCAAGTCTACGCATTTACGCCTCAAACCTCCACCTATAGACATGTCAAACCTAGGATACCCAGTCGATATTCCTACAATATCACACTTGTTTTCCTGTAAGAATTCTACGTATTCATGAACCCCGTCGCCTATCTTCTCAGGCCTATCGCCCCCGTCGTCTTCCCTCAAGAAGTCCATGACAGGGTTTTCTATCATGGATAGTATTTGGTCAACGGATTCAGAACCATTGATACCATCAACATCCTTACCTATCTTACCTACCAGCCTCTTTATCTTTCTCCCCATCTCAAACTTTTTAATTTGAACGGCGAAGGACGGAACGTTGTCCTTGTTGACTGGGAAGTCAAATAGGGACTTAATGTACCTTAACTCTTGCTTGCTGTTTACTGAGTCGGATACTTTAAGTTGCGATGCTGCCGAAAGGATGGATGGCAAATCTACCTCAGAACCACCCGATAGCACTCGCTCTATACACTGGTAGAGGATTTGATTGTTGGTATTTTCAAATGTGTTATGGTCAATTATGTCGGATACCTCTAGGAACGCATCCAATCCGTACCTAATAAGGCCTGCAAGCACAGCCCTCTCAGCTCCAACGTCGCTTAATTGCTGCGGCATCAAAAACTACCTTCCAGTGCATTTGTTACATCGGTGAAATTCGCCAGATAGATATCGTGTGTCAGCCTTAAACTTCTTGCCACACACATGGCACTCGATTTCAGTCTTTGCTGGTGCTGGTTTCCTTCTAGGGGTTCTTTCAAACTCTGGAGTGTCTACGTCTCTGAGTTCCCCGGTATCACTCCAAGTATTTTTCTTAAACTTCACTGGTCTTTTCCTTGGTTGCTTGTTGTCGGTTCTCTTAACTGTAAAATCTTCACTGATAGCATGCACATCTTTCTGTTTCTCCTCTGGTTCTTCTGTTTCAGTAGTTTTTTCTGAACCCTCTATGAGAGACTTCAACTCCTGCTTCTGCTCGTCGGTAAGCGAGCTTAAAAAGTTTTCCATACTCATAATCTTTTACCTTTTTCTAAAAGAATGTCGCCCTTTCTTTTAAGTTCATAAACCTTACCATCCATGGATTGCAGTCTAGCTTGCGCCACTTGTCTCATTTGATCACACTTGGCAGCATAGCTATTCTCCTTTATTATACTTTGTCGTTTAACCTCATGCTTGGTGTACTGGTCAAAATTATCTAGGTTAGCCACGACCAGCTTTTCTATTTGGTCTTCACACCAATCAAGCACAACCTTGTTTTTGTTTATCTCATCCTGAACGTAGGAAGCGTAACCATACAGCGTATATGCAAAATCAAAGTGCTCCTGCTGGGTTAGCGTGCTCATTCGTGATCTACGCATATTTGCTGCGTCTAGAAAGTCTTCGTGAAAACCAGCAAACCTAACGTTAGATAGGTCTATGTAATCATTAATTGATTCTATGTGTTTTGCTAGTCTGTCAGACGCCTTTAATTGCTGTTCGCCACTCATCATCACTACCTGAATATTTAAGTACTATTAATTCTATGTTGTTTAACTCACACCAGTCTTGTTTGTCTTCGTCTCTAGCTCTGGCTAGTAGAAAGTCTCTCTTGGTTTTGTGAAAGAATGGTATATGTTCATAATGTTGTCTGCCATGAACCTCAACTGCGATCATCATATTAGGAATAAAGAAGTCTAAATACAAGACAGATCTTCTATGGGAAGCAGTACTTCCCGGCAGCTTCACCTCCTCTAAAATCCTGTAGCTACTATATACTTCCTTTATTATCTTTCTGGCTCGCAGGTGGTGCTTAGACCTCCTCTTGGTGTCGTTGTTATAAACGTCATACTTAGAAAGATTCCAAGTATATTCCCTACCATTGAACCCTTTAGCTTTCAATTAGCAGTTCCTTGGTTTGACTGTAAACAAAGTCGCATATACCCCTGTTTTCATTTAAAAACTTGGATAGATTGTTAACCCCCTGAAACTTAAAGAACTTTTCCACCTCTTCGTCGGTGGGGTCAACGTCGTTATCGCTGAGAACTTTGGCTACTGCTGGGTCTGTACGATTGTCTACCGCACATGTTATAGTATACCAAGCTCCCGCTGCCTTAATAAGTCTGAACTCACAGGCTATCTGGACAACCTCTTGAACTTCATCTATGCCGACTCCGTATTTTATCCAGCTCTCTGCCGTTGAGTTAGGCGTACCCCCAGCATTGGAAGTGAGGACTTTC